TGTGTCAGGAGCACCACTTATTCTAAAACTTTCAATTGTTGATAGCTCTTGAATAATATTTTTTACGCCGTCCGGCGATCTTGTGCCGGGAATAGTGTATTCATATGTCATAATTGGTGGTTTAGAATATAGATTACCAAGGGTTCTAAAATTAAACCCACGGGTACTCTCCCAGAACATATATGTCGCATCATTATGCAATTGTGAGACAGCGTGTTTTGTTGACATTCTTATTATTTCGAATGGTGTCATATTTGGTGCAATTATCTTTTTGTTGTCAACACTAGATTCGATATAGAATTTCTTATTACTATCCAAATCTCTCCTCAACATAACATCAACGATTTGTGAGTATGTCCCCACTAGAGTTCTGTTTACCCGTGTTCTTTGGTTTACTACAAATTCCCTTGATACAAAGCTTAAGACTGACATCTGAACGCCATTACCAATATCTTGCCTATCATCTAGACTTGTAACCATAAGTGCGTTTTTACTATAGTCTATAATATTATCTTCACCACTTAATGATGGCGTGGCAATTTTAAGTTTCAGATATTCTTGACCAATAATAGGACCAAATGATGCGAGATTGAAAGAATCTTGCATCACCATGTCACCAGTTAGTGTTATTTGATCTATATCTTCAAATATAGTGAGGGCCATCATTGAAGCCTTTAGTCCAACAACCTTCCCCGTTGATAGAACCAAGTCCGCCTGAATAATATTAAACTCACCACCACTTTTTAATCCTGTTAATGCCACTCACTCAATCCTCTGTATCAGAAACTAAATTCTGAAATTCTTCAACAAACTGCTCCAGATATGATGGGTCTAGAAGTCGTATCTTCCTAATCTCATCCTGTTTTGCATCTTCGTATTCTCTGTTTGTGACTAGTGTTGCGGCCGCAATAGTATCACCATCAGTATCCACGTTAGTAAGGCCGATATTGATCTTCAATGTGGTGTCACCCGATACCTGATAAATTTCATAGTGATGTGTTGCATCCACATTGTCATATCTCTCTGCAATATGTGCAAGAAACTGTCTGTTGTTCATTGGCCACTGGTGATACCTGTCTGTGATATTATTGACCAACAGAATTACCCAATGGTAGTCTGCTTCACCGTAGTACTTATGTGAAACCATCTCTGGTGTTTCGCCATTCCTAACATCATAGGTATCAAATAATGATGATACTGCCTTTGCTTTATTATGAATTGCTACTCGTTTTAGTAGGTGCGTCACTACCTTATAATCATTGTTACCAACAGAATCATATACGATAAGAGGGAATTGAGAAAAATACATATTAGAACCCCGCCACTACTGCTTTACGATCTATGATCTCAATTTCTTGGAAAGTCATGGCCATAGTTGTCCTCTGCGGTGGGGGCCCGTCGCCGTCATCATTATATGTAACGAATTTATCACCACCATATGTAACATCCATCTGTTTTAAATAACACTTCCCAATTCTATTGAGATACTTATTTTCCTTATTAAGATGCATATATGCAATTTCAAACATATCAGGGATAGTCATCTCTCTTGTGCTACCTGCTACGAAATCTGGATGCATATGAAGTTTAAATGTGTTGATGATATTATTTACAGTATTAGATTCTTTCCTGTCCTTGGGAATGAAAGTGAACGTGAAAGAGAATGTCCTTCTACCTATACCCCTAAACATCATCTCTGTTTTCGGGGTAATGATTACACCTCTTTCAATTGCAGCTAAGTCCGACGCTCCCGGCAGGATAGCATCTATGGTCTTAACAGCTTTTTGTTTTAGACCATCGCCAAGTGTTCCTGCAGCGTTGTTTAAAGCTTGTTCTGTAGATGCGCCTGATTGATAATCCTTAATAAGACCATATAGCGATTCTGCCAGCATACCAATCTCGCCGGCCTCGTAGTCCATTGAATAGGATACATTTACTGCTGGCGGCATATATAGACCTATCGTGGTAGCCAACTTTTTTATATTATTTCTTGCCAACCGAAGCGAATTACTTCTGTCCTTACCATAATTTGTATCATCGGCGGCTCTCCTAGCTGCGGTCACAGCATCTGATTTAGCTTTATTAATCTCTGCTTGCGTGTCACCAAAATACTTAGCCGTTTCTTCTGCCTCTTTGCCGGACTGGCGTACCTGTTTGTCCGTTATTGTCTTAACCTTGGCAGAAGTTACTACATGTATGCTAAACAATATATAACTTGCTTGATGAGCATTTACCCCAATATCATCAGGATACATTAAAATGTTTGTCGGTTTATTAAAATTGGTTTGTATTGGACGAGTTTCAGACCAAGCTGTATCGGTGGCACGCCGGTGTATCAAACTGTTTGCGGTGCCAGCAGCTGCGTTCTTTTTCATGTTTACGAGAGAATTTGCTATCGGTCCTGTCATGTCTAAATATCCTTATACACTAATGGAACTATTTATAACGAATGTCATACAAAGGTCGATACACACCAACCAACCCCAAAAAATATAAGGGCGATCCACAGAACATAACCTATCGTTCTCTCTGGGAGCGTAAGTTTATGGTATATTGTGATACCAGTAATTCTATTATTGAGTGGGGTAGTGAAGAGATCATTATACCCTATTTATCACCCAAGGATGGGCGTATGCACAGATACTTCCCAGATTTCTACATCAAGGTCAAGCAGGCTGATGGTGTGATTAAGAAGATGATTATTGAGGTTAAACCCAAGGTGCAATGCAGTCCACCCAAGGAACCCAAGAGACGTACTAGAAGGTGGATGAACGAGGTTATAACATATGGTGTAAACGATGCTAAGTGGAAATATGCTACTGAATGGTGTGAAATTAACGGTATGGAGTTTAAGATATTAACTGAGGATCATCTAGGAATTTCGTATAAATAGACATATGGCAAGAGCTCCCAGTAAATATATGCAAGCAGTTAAGGATGAGGCAAAAGGTCGCCCAAAATCAACTTCTTGGTACAGAGAAAAGATTAAAGAGTTTGGTACACCCGGACCACTTAACCTCATACGGGATGGTAAGAGGGATAACAAGCCATTCTATGGTAAGCTCAACATGTTCATGTATGATCCAAAGTTCAAGAAGACTTTGCCATACTATGACACATTCCCTCTGGTGTTACCACTAGAGATGTATTCAGACGGGTTTCTTGGTATCAATTTTCACTACCTACCTATTCCATTGCGAATTAAGTTGCTTGATAAGTTGGTGGATTATTCTAACAATACTGAATTTGATTATACGACAAGACTTATCGTTGATTATAGCAAATTGAAAAGTCTACGAATTATCAAACCAACCCTACACAAATATCTTGCTGGGCAAACCAAGTCACAGTTTCGCAGAATTGATGCAGATGAATTTACAATCGCAACTCTTCTACCTGTGCAGAGATTTAAGAAAGCATCTGAATCAACAGTGTGGAAAGAATCGAGGGCAATGATCTAATGGCAGTACTACCTAAATTTATAGAGGGAGCAGCATTTGGCAGTCTTAATACTGTCTTAAGCCATTTTCTTGGCGGAGATGGTAAAGATGGTTATGCTCTCCCAAGTCGCTATGAAGTTATTATTACACCTCCTGGCAAACCCGATCCAGCTGCAAAGAAAACTTCTCTTCGTTGTGAATCAATCTCCTTGCCGGGCATGAACCTTACTTCAACTCCAGATAGTAACATGTATGGTGTTCCAGCAGAAATTGTTGATGGTGTTTCTTTCGCAGACACAATTAATATGACATTCCAATCAAGTAGTGACCTTGAGGAGAGAGTACTTTTTGAACGCTGGCAAGAACAAGCTTGGGATAGGGAAACATGGAATATCAAATATTATACAGAGTATACTGCACCAATAGACATATATGTTTTAGACCTACAAAATAATAAAAAATATGGAGTTAGACTATTCGATTGTTACCCAAAAACTATTGATGCTGTTCCCCTGAGTTATGCAACTGCCACAGATATTATAAAAATAAATGTTTCGATGCAATATAGGTATTGGGAGACACTAAATATTACAGCTCAACCACAAGGTCTGGGAGACAAACTTTTTGATGTTATTGCAGGTAATATAAAGCGAGGCATTAGCTCAAGAGTACCGAAGGTGTTAAGCAAACTGGGATAAACCCCGAGTTTAACTTATAATTTTATGATAAAGGATGATAAATTATGGCACTACCTAAACTAAAGACGCCCGAATTCAAATTACTGATACCGTCAACGCAAGAGGAGATT